GGAAAGTCGTATTGGTTTTCCTTGCGGCATTATCTGCAGCACTTGCTCTGTATGTGAAGTTTCGTTCGTCATCGAAGGATGAAGAACAAACTGAACAGAAGGAGGAGAAGACAACTGAAAAACCAGAGAATTTTAAACCGCAAGGTAATTCTTTTGGTACAGTTGAAGGACAGCTCCAGAAAGAGGAGAAACAAAACGTGTGGTATAATGACACTATTGAATTGACGAAATTCGATTTGCCTGTACCATCACAATCCCTTGTTGATCTTGATGATGACACTTTACGTACTATGTTTGAGCGTAATTGTGTTTTTGTTAGAGTCAAGGGGTTTGGTGGTAAAGAATATACCATTGAATCTAGTGCGCTATTTTTGCGTGGTCACTATTGTTTGCTGAACAATCATGTTCTGCGAATGGGTTGTGATCATTATGAAATAGAGGTGATTCAGTCAAGTTCTGTGAAAGGATTGAATGCAAATTTGAAAGTTGTTGTTGGACAAACTTCAGTTTTCAGAGATGCGTCGCGTGATATCTGTGTGGTAGAGGTAACATCTTTACCACCATTTAAGGATATCACAAAATTCTGGAGTGAATCGCAGGTCTATAGGACTTCGGTCTTGAGCTTGCGCCGTGATAGAACTGGACACGTGCAAAAAAGACATGTGTTTAATGTTAATCTTGTCGAAAATTTCCCGGTGGAGGAATTGTCGGTGGTTATGCCTGTGTATATAGGTCATGCCAATGAACAACCTGCTAAAGGAGATTGTGGATCAATAGCAATTGCTAAGACTCCACGAGGTTGTGTGATCATTGGTATCCATATGTTGGGATACCAAAATCAATGTGGTTACACAGCTATTACAAGAGATAGTATCGAAGCACTCATTAGCCAGAGCCGTATACGATATAATGTCGTTGAAGTTCATGGTGGGGGTGAGCCCTTACTAGATCTTGAAGATAAGAAAAACATTTTAACACAACCGCACCATCGTAGTTTAATGCGTTATCTTGAGGAAGGTACAGCGAACGTTTATGGTTCTTTTGCTGGGTTTCGACCTAAACCTAAGAGCCATGTGTGTTCGACACCTTTGTCAGAGAAGTTTTTGAACTATTATGGTACGGAAGTACGCCACGGTAAGCCAGCTATGGATGGCTGGGAACCTTGGCGTAAGAACGTGGAGCAAATGGTTCAGCCATATGTCAATTATGATAAAGATGTATTGCAGCATTGCGTACAATCTTTTTCAAATGACATTTTATCTGAACTACCACGAGGGTGGGAGAAGGAGTTAGTTACTCTTTCCCGCAGAGCTAGTGTCAATGGGTTGCCTGGCGTTGTTTTTATTGATAAAATCAATAGAAACACATCTATGGGCTTCCCTTGGTGCAGTTCGAAGAAGGGTTTCCTTTCACATTCACCATGTGAGAAGTACCCAGAAGGTGTTGATTTTGGTCCCGAAGTGTGGGAAAGAGTCGACCACATCGAAAAGTGCTATAAGGAAGGTCGTCGTGCGTATCCAGTTTTTACTGGGCATCTTAAAGACGAAGCTACCTCGTTAGCAAAGTGCAAAGCAAAGAAGACGCGTGTGTTCACGGGTGCTCCAGTCGATTGGAGTATCGTGGTGCGTTCGCGTTTACTGAGTTTTGTGCGTCTCCTGCAAAAGAATAAGTTTGTTTTTGAAGCAGGACCTGGTACAGAGTGTCAGTCTGCCGAGTGGGGGCAAATACGGAAGTATTTGACCTACTTTGGTGAAGACAGATGTGTTGCAGGTGATTATGAAAAGTTTGATAAGAAGATGATTTCAGATTTCATCTTGGCAGCTTTTCAAGTCATTTGCAACGTGTACAGAGCCGCGGGTTTCTCGGAAGAAGAAATTCGTGAGATTATGTGCATTGGAGAAGACACGGCATTCCCTGTAGTAAACATGAACGGTGATTTATTAGAGTTTTTTGGAATAAACCCATCGGGTCATCCATTGACTGTTATAGTAAATTCACTAGTCAATAGTTTATACATGCGATATGCATATACTGTGCTCAATCCTGCTCACAAATGCACTGACTTTAAAAAGTATGTACATTTGATGACCTATGGTGATGATAACATCATGGGTATTTCGCAGGATCGTGATTGGTTTAATCACACAACAATCCAGAAGTCATTGGCGGATATTGGTGTAGTTTACACTATGGCTGATAAGACGTCTGAGTCAGTGCCTTATATTCACATTGATGAATGTTCATTCCTTAAGCGGGAATGGCGTTTTGATGTGGATGTGGGAGATTGGCTTTGTCCTCTGGATGAGGAATCTATTGTCAAATCATTGACAATGTGGGTTCCCTCTAAAACCATAGACAAGTATGCACAAATGGTTGCTGTTATTAGCAGTGCCAATAGTGAGTACTTTTTCTATGGGAAAAAAGTGTTTGAAAAACACCATAAGTTTTTCCGGCAAATCCTTGATGAGGAACCGTATAAGTTTTACGAAACAAGTGGAACGCTTCCAAGTTGGGAACAATTAAAGGAACGTTTCAAGGAAGCTTCATCATCTTCCTAACTTATATAGGTTTTAGCCAATCTATATATTTTAATAATAATGGTTACAGAAAAATTATAAAAATGAAAATGAAAAATATGTTGTAGAAGTCACTAAAAGTACTTCTCTG